TGCCGAACAACGTATGGCAGAAAAAAGAGGACATAAGATGGTTATTTGTGGTCAAAGTGGTGTGGGCAAGACAACTCTTGCCCGTACTTTAGATCCTGACAAAACTTTGTTTATGGATTTAGAGGCAGGAGATACTGCCATTAAAGATTTTCCTATAGATGTAATAAGACCAAAAACATGGCAAGAGTGTCGTGATTTTGCTTGTTATATTGGTGGAGTAAATCCTTCGTTAACTCGTGAGCCTTACGATAAAATACATTTTGATAGGGTTGCACAAGAGTATGGTGATCCTGCAAAACAAATGAGCAAGTATGATACTATTTTTGTAGACAGTATTACAGTTGCAGGTCGTTTGTGCTTTCAATATTGTATGTCACACAACGATAATATAATAGAAAGAACGGGCAAGACAGACACTCGTTCAGCCTATGGTATGCATGGTCGTGAAATGATGTCATGGCTTACACATCTGCAACATATTAGAGATAAAAATGTAATTCTTGTAGGCATTCTTGATTCTAAAGTAGATGAATATGGTCGTACTAACTATGAGTTACAAATAGAAGGCTCAAAAACTGCAAGAGAATTGCCAGGAATAGTTGACGAGGTAATTACCATGACAATTATGGGTGGTGATAAAGTCAATCCATATCGTGCTTTTGTATGTCAAACCTTAAATGAATGGGGCTATCCTGCAAAAGATAGAAGTGGAAAACTTGATGTGATGGAAGAACCACATCTTGGCAAATTAATACAAAAACTTAATGGTTCTCCAATTAAGAAGGATTTAACTTTTGTTAATCCTCAATCGCAAATTAATGAAAAGGAGTAATATCGTGATTGATTTAAATAATGTAGAAACTACAAATGTTTCAGAATTTGATTTGATTCCAGCAGATACAATCGCTAGAGCAATCATAACAATTAAACCAAATATGCACACAATACCTGAATTTTCTTCAGAGCCTTTATTTAGGCAATCTCAACATACAAGTGCAAAATGGATTGAGGTTGAATATACCATCATGGGTGGTCAGTTTGATAAGAGAAAATTTTGGCAAAATCATTTTTTTGATGGAGATGCTAAAGATGAAACGGGAGTTTCTAAATCAAGAAAAATTGGTTTAAGTTGGTTAAAATCAGTATTAGAGAGTCATTATGACCTTCAGCCAACTGATGCTTCTCCTGAAGCTCAGAAATGCAGACAATTAGATCCAAATCAAGGTGGAATTAAATATGTTGATGGTATGAGTGTTTGTGTCAAACTTGGCATTGAAAAAGGAACTAATGGTTATGATGATAAAAACAAGTTAAAATCAATTTTAACCAATGGCATGAATGGTTACATACCAAGAAATGAACCAAATGTTCAAACTAATACATCGCCACAACAACCTGCCCAACAGGGTGGAGTTGTGCCAGATTGGGCAAATAAGTGACGATAAGAATTGTAAGGGGCTGATTGACCTTTTAGTCTACTTACAACTCGTTTGGGTAGTGCGAGTGCCCTAAAACTACCCACCATAAAGCCAATGAGGAATATATGATTTTAAGACCATACCAAGAGATAGCAGTACAAGATGCTTCTAATGCTTTAGACAAGCATAAGAATACTATTGTTGTTGCACCAACGGGTGCAGGAAAAACAATCATGCTATCTGCATTGATTGGCAAACGATATTCTAAAGGCAAAAAAGTTTTAGTATTACAACACAGAGATGAACTTGTAGGACAAAATGCAAGTAAGTTTACTCGTGTTAACCCAAAAATATCAACAAGTGTTGTTGATGCTTCAGAAAAAAATTGGTCTGGAGGAACTGTATTTAGCATGGTGCAAACTTTATCAAGACCGAACAATTTAGAAAATATGTCAAAAATAGACATGATGGTAATTGATGAAAGCCACCATGCTATAGCAGAAACATATCAAAGAATTATTAATCGTGTTAAACAAGCTAATGAATCTGTAGAGATTGTTGGCTTTACTGCAACTCCTAATCGTGGAGACAGAAAAGGCTTAAAAGATGTGTTTAACAATTGCTCACATCAGATTGAAATAGCTAGTTTAATTAGAGAGGGGTTTCTTGTTCCTCCAAAAACATATGTCATTGATGTAGGAGTGCAACAAGATTTACAAAATGTTCGTAAAACTGTGTCTGATTTTGATATGGGCGAAGTTGAACAGATTATGAATAAAAGAGCAATCAACGAAAAGATTGTAGAAGAATGGCAGGAAAAAGCAGGGAACAGAAAAACAGTTATTTTTTGCAGTACAGTAAATCATGCACAAGATTTATGTGATGAGTTCAGAAGATCAAAAATTCGTGCTGAGATTGTAACAGGTGAAACTCCATCAGAAGAAAGAAAACAAATACTGCATGATTTAGAACATGGAGATGTTCAAGTTGTTGTAAATGTTGCTGTTTTAACAGAGGGATTTGATGCACCACCTGTAAGTTGTATTGTTCTAACAAGACCATGTTCATATAAATCTACAATGGTACAAATGATTGGTCGTGGACTCCGAACAATAGATCCTGAAGAACATCCAAATGTAATTAAAAAAGACTGTATTGTTTTAGATTTTGGGACAAGTGTATTAACACATGGATCTCTTGATGAAGGTGTTGATCTTGATGGCAAAGATAAGATGCAAAAGGGTTCAGCTCCTGAGAAAGTATGTCCTAATTGCAAATGTATTATACCATTAAGTGTTCGTGTTTGTCCTATGTGTGGACATGAAATTGAAATGCAAGCCAAAGAGTTGCTTGAAACATTTAACATGACGGAAGTTGATTTGATTGACAGATCTCCATTTAAATGGATTGATTTATTTAATAACGGCAAGTGTATGTCAGCAAGTGGATTTAATGGCTTTGGGTTAGTTGCTCATTTAAATGACCTTTCTGTAGCCATAGTTAAGAATACAAGGGGTAAACTTAAAGTTGTGGGTGTTGGCACTAAAGAGCAAGCTTTAGCCTCTGCTGACGATTTTTTAAGGCAAATTGAAGATAGTGATGGTGCTAAAAAAGGTAAAAGGTGGCTAAATGAAGCTATGACGGAAAAACAAAGAGAAGCATTAGCAAGAGCAGATAAGATAGTAAGTCCGTTAGATTTAAGTTTTAGCAAGTACAAAGCGGCGTGTTGGTTAAATTATTTGTGGAATAAGATTGAAATAGATGGCAAAGTTTTAGATTATTATGAGGGAGATAAAAATGGTTAAAATGACTCGTGCTGAAGCTTTACAAAAAGCAGAACAATTAATTAATGGAGCAAGAGCAAAAACACATGGTAATGCTGAAGATACCCATGACAGTCTTGCAAAAGTTATGAATGTATTTTGGCGCAAAAAACTTAAAGAAGATTTAGTTGGTGAAGATATGTATGTTTTTATGATAGCCTTAAAACTCATTAGAGATTCTCAAAATTCAAAAAATATGGATAATCCAATAGATACAATTGGATATGGAGCATTATGGGCGGAGAAAAAAAGTGGCAAGAGTTAATGTGGAGTATCAATTGAACATGATGTCTAAGTCAAATGAGCAATATATTTACAATGGGAAAATGGCAATACCTTTTTATATTGAGTCAGAAGAAAATATTATAGAAAAAATACATGAACATATATTGAAAGAGTCAAAAAATTTAGAAGGCGAAATAGCAAGTGGAATTATAAATGCAGAGCTTTTAGGTAAAAATTATGAAATGGAATTTACAATTATAGAAGATGATGTATGGAAAAGATTTGTAGAGGGAACGGACACAATTCAATGAATTTGACAATTTGCAAAGCAATTGAGATAATCTCCGAAATTAATCAAGCCAACGGAGATACAAATAGTGGCATTTTCAAGTTTAACAATGACAAAAGTTTATCAAAAGGAATGTATAACGATGAATAATCGTTCTGAAATATTAACAAAACAAATATCTGATATAGTTGATCAGTCTATTGTTAAAAGAAATAAAGAGATAAAAAAACGAACTTATCTAGGAGCTTCTAGTTTAGGTGACTCCTGTTCTCGTAAAATACAATATAGATATATGGGTTATGAGCCAGATTCTGAAAGAGATTTTAATGCACAAACATTAAGAATATTTCAATTTGGACATGAAATAGAAGAGAGTGTTGCTCAATGGTTGAAGCAAGCAGGGTTTGATTTAAAAGTTGTAGATAAAAATGGCGAACAATTTGGATTTTCAATAGCAGATGATCAAATAAGAGGTCATATAGATGGAGTTATTTGTGGTGGAGAAATGGATATTGAATATCCTATGTTATGGGAATGCAAATCTGCTAACGAAAGAAAATTTAAAGAGTTTCAGAATAAAGGGGTGGCATTAGCTAATCCTGTTTATGCCGCTCAAGTAGCATTGTATCAAGCATATATGCAGTTAACTGAAAACCCATGCTTGTTTACAGTTTTAAATAAGAATACAAGTGAAATTTACTATGAGTTAGTGCCTTTTAATCAACCTTTAGCACAAGAGATAAGTGATAAAGCAGTTAAAATATTAGAAGCATCTAAAGCAAATGAAATTTTGCCTAGAATTGCACAGACAAGAGATTATTTCAGTTGTAAATATTGCGAATATCAAGACAAATGTTGGAGTGATTAATATGGGAACGAAGGTAGCATCGCTCCCATATACTTCAGCCAATGAAGTGAGGATAGTATAATGAACATAATAAAATTTGGCAATAAGAATAGAGATATGTCAGCTAATGATCTTGTTGAATTAATTAGCAGAAAAGTACCAGCTTCTGAACAAATATCAATATTGAGAGAAACATATCCTAATGGACAAATAAGAGGAGATATTTTTACTATAGGATCACTAAATGGAGAACACGGAAGGTCTGTAAAAATAGACATAAATCCAAATTCACCATACTTTATGAAAGGTCAGGACTTTAACGGATCAGATGGCGTTGGTGGTATTGTTAAGATATTGATGGAAGGTAGAGGTATGCGCTTACCTGAAATCAAAGAATTGTTCGGAAACTATTTAGATGATACAGCACCAAGCGAGCCTGATATTCCTAAAGAGTTAAGTGTTACATTCAAAAGATCAATTGATATTAATACACCTTTTGATTCTGAGCATTTATATTTAAATCAAGATGGAGAAATGCTTTGCAGAGTTCGTAGATATAACATGAAAGATGTTAACGGCAATCCTCTTATGGATGGTCATGGCAAACCTAAAAAAGAATTTAGACAATTTACAGACTCTACATTACCTAAAATACCCGATGTAAGACCATTGTATAATATTCCAAATATTATGGCATCGGAGAAAATTATATGGGTTGAGGGTGAGAAGTGTGCAGATGTTTTAAATGACATGGGTTATACAGCAACTTGTACTATGGGTGGTGCAGGTATGCTTTCTCGTAAATCATCTTCTCGTTTTGATTTTTCTCCTCTTCGGGACAAAGAATTAATTATTTGGGGAGATAACGATAATGCAGGTCGTAAAGTAGCAGAGCTTGTTCAAGATCTTGCTATGAACGCAGGAGCAAAATCTGTAACAATGCTTACTCCTCCAAGAGGTAAGCCAGAGGGTTGGGATGCCGCAGATGCAATTAATGAGAATTTTGATGTTCAACATTTTCTTAATACAACAGTTAAGCATACAAAGAGAAACATAAATTTATTAGATGACAGTCTTTTAATTAATCGGTTTGAAGGTAGTGCCCCTGAACAAAAGTTTTTAGTTGACGGAACATTTCCTTTGGCAGTTCCAATTATATTTTCTGCAGCAGGAGACTCTGGAAAAGGAATGATGACATTGGATTTGGCTATGAAAGTTGCCC